CAAGTCTTCTTTGGCCTGTTGCAAAAAGTCTTTCATTTCATCTCCAATACAAATACACGGGCTGTGGTCTTGGTGTAGTACATCTGTCCCTTAACAAGCCAAGGCTTTTTATTGCGCTGGACGTAAGAGCGAAGTGCCTGTGCAACCTTATCGCAATCTTTTGGTTGGCAAGAGAGGGATTTCCCTATGTCTAGATCTTTAAATACAGAATCGTATTTGTAGAACCGAGCAACACGTTTCTTTGGTTGATCAGTAGTGACACGCAAGGTAGAGATGTCTACCTCCTTGACGTTACGAAATGGGCTTTTGCCAGCAAAGGTGGTCTTGATTACGTTGCTCATGCTTCCCTCGCTTTCAACATTTCATCCGAAACTTGATAGGCAATCCATGCAGTGTTTTTCCACTCGCGGGAGTCATGAACATCTTTTGCTTGAAGGATTGACTGCATAGCCTTGGCTGCAAAGTAGTCACGCAGGGTCATGCCGCCTGTGACTGCATAGCCATCCCGGTTGCATTCAAGTTGCTGGGCAAACGCTGGCCCACCTGTGTTTGTATTGCTCATGGCTTTGTCATCGGAGTTGCGAGGAGCCATTTGTCACCTAGGAAGCGAATGGACTTAACCCACTGCTTGCAGTTGTGACGTTGTGTGTGTGTTGGAACACCATTGATGCAAAACAACTTTCGCACCTTTTTCAATGCTTGAACATTCATTTCAATCTCCTTTTTGTTAAAGCAGATATGAATGTATCAGGTTTTTTATCTGTTTTATCTAGGGGTTTACCCTGTATGTTGGATTGTATTTTTGCGTTAGGCTCACGCTATGAGACACCAAACACACGAAATTGCATTGGCCTACGAACTGATTGTTCAAGCCGCAGACCGTTTAGAGCCATTGCTGGACCCAGATGACCTAGACGCTGGTGTTGTTGCTGCACTAGCAACAGCCATTGAGATAGCATCCAGTAAAAAACTTAAGGAGTTACATGAAATCTACCAAACCAAGTCCATTTAACTGGCAAGCAAAAGGTTCGTCCTTGTTCACAAAAACAGAGAAGTCAAACATGAATGCTCTGGCTGTGACCAAGAAGACAGAGCGTAAGGAATTGAAAATTTACTCAAAGGCAGGTGCAAAATGATCTTCAATACAGCAGCAGAGTTTCCCAAGGCTGGTTTGACACCAGACGAGAACGGTGAGTACCATATGGGCTTATCAGAGATGGCAAGGTTTAATGCTTTTCAGGAGCAGCAACAGCGTGACCGTGAGTTTGAACAGCGTCTTGATCGCTGGATGACAGATGATTGGAACTAAAAATGGCAAAAGGTTTATATGCGAACATTCATGCAAAACGTGAGCGAATTGAGGGAGGCAGTAAGGAGAAAATGCGAAAGCCTGGAAGCAAAGGCGCTCCAACTGCTGCTGACTTTAAGAAGTCGGCTAAGACGGCCAAAAAAGTGAAAAAGTGATATAGTTTGGCTAGAGGGTTTAGGTGTTGTACGGACTAGGTACAAATACATCTAAGCCCTCACAGGCTGACCCCTGAAGGTCTGGTGCTAGTCCCACCAGCTTTCGGGGGTTTTTTATTTGGAGATTCAAATGTCCACAATCAGTTATGCACAAAAGCTTCTTGATCCTCGCTGGCAGAAAAAGCGATTGGAGGTAATGCAAGACAATGACTTTGCTTGCAACATTTGCGGCGACTCAGAAGCCACATTGCATGTTCATCACAATATGTATTTGAAAGGCAAAGAACCTTGGGAATACGAATTAGAGCAGTTTTCTTTGTTGTGCAAAAATTGCCATGCAATGGAACATGCCGATAAGGATAATTTGTTTTTTGAAGTTATGTCTAGACTTCACCTAGATGGACCTCAATGCAAAAAAGAGGTTGCAATTATTATTGCTGGATTTTCCTATTACGACTATGAGCCTGAAATAGATTTTCACAGAGAATTATATGAATTAGGCAGAAATCTTAGCGAAGCTTATTGGTCAATTATTGACAGGAAGGCTTCAAAATGATTCATTGTTTTGACGTTGACAATGCAGTCAAGTATGGTCTTGATGAAGCAATTTTTATTGAGAACATTCGTCTTTGGCTGAACACGAACCAAGCAGCAAAGCGCAACTTTTATGAAGGAAAGTATTGGACATACAACACTGCGGAAGCATATGCCGTGCTGTTCCCGTATTGGAATGCCATGAAGGTTCATCGCTTGACTAAGAGTCTTGAAGACCAAGGAGTGCTCCAAGTAGGGCATTTTAACTCAAATTCATACAACAGAACCAAGTGGTATTCGTTTACGGACCATTTTGCAAATTTGCAAAATCAATCTATCAAAAGTGCAAAATCATCTAGTACATATATAAACACAGATACTGAGTCTTTGTTTGACAAGAAGTTCGAAGAGTTTTGGGCTGCCTATCCTAAGAAGGTTGCCAAGAAGCCAACAAGGGAGCAGTTTTTTAAGATCAAACCTGATGATGAATTGTTCAAGCAAATTATGAAAGGCTTGATTGATTACAAAGCATGTGACAAGGTAAAGAATGGTTTTATCCTAGACCCTATTCGATGGGTCAGAGATCGGAGATGGGAGGACGATGTTTCTTCTTTTGGAAAGCCTGTATCTGCTGCCGAACGAGCAACCAACATTGCTCTTGGTAGACCAGCAGACCAAAGACTGCTTACCCCTGAAGAACAAGCTGAACGTGAGAAAGCTAGGTTGTTCCGATGAAAGGACATCAACCACTTATCCAGATGAGGATGGCTGGTAAAGCTCCTCAGTCTGTCTCCATTGAAGACCACAAGTCTTTAAACGCCCATGATTGGCATCTCTTTGGAGACATCCCCTGCATCAATGTCGATGGTGATGAACTTCACTCCATTGATCTACGGTTTTGCGTTGACCTCATTGTCAACATCAGCAGCTTTTCCGAAACAAGAGCAAAAACACTATTAACCATTGCTAAACAATCAAAAGCAAGGGTAATCACTAGTTGTGTACTAATTCCGAATGCTCCACACTGGAAGCAGACAGGTTGGTCAGAAATATACACATCATGATTATCAGTAACGACACAGTAAATTTTTCTCTTTACATGAAAGAGACAGATGCCCAGGCTAAGGTCAAGAGTGCCTTTATCTATGCTGAAGCACTGAAGAATAAGTTGCGTCTGAAGAAGACAGTCAACCCTATTGTTCTGCCTTGGATTGGACAGAAGGACAATTTTGAGTTCCGCAAAGGTGAGGTGACTTTATGGGCAGGACAGAACAGTTCAGGCAAGTCTTTGGTGACCTCTCAAATTGCTTTGTCCTTGATGGGCCAAGGTCAGAAGGTAGCTATTGCGTCTTTCGAGATGAAGCCTGTAACGACCTTACAACGTATGGCAAGGATGTGGATAGGCATGAACCCTATGGCTCCTGAGTTCCAGACCGAGGAAGGCTTTAAATCCATTGACGACCTGTTTGACCAGTTCAGCTATTGGTCTGAAGACAAGCTGTGGCTGTATGACCAGATGGGTGCTGTATCTCAGGACCTGATCATTGGTATGTGCAGGTACTGTGCAAAGGAGCTTGGCATACATCACATCTTTATCGACAACTTGGCAACATGTGTGATGGGTGAAGACGACATGTCTGGTCAAAAGAACTTTGTTTCTGAGTTGATCAACATTGCTCGTGATTACAACGTCCATGTCCACCTGATTCACCACTTGCGTAAACCAGCAAACGAATATGCCATGCCTAACAAGTACGACACCAAAGGATCTGGTGCGATTGTTGACCTTGTGGACAACGTATGGATGGTTTGGCGTAACAAGGAAAAGGAAGACGAGGTCAAGGATGTTGGACGAGCTTCACCAAAGTACAACGATTCTGACCAACTGTTGCTTTGCAGAAAGCAGCGTAACTACGAAGGTTCAGGTAATGGTGAACCTACTGTGAAACTGTGGTTCTTACCTGATGCCCAGCAATACGTTGAGAACGCCAATGCTGAACCCATGTTTTTTGTCAACTTTCCACATATTCGATCAGGGTAAACACCGATGTACGAGTACAAGAAAAAGCAATCAAATCAAGGTGACCGAGTAATGATTGAGCAGGGAGAGGCAAGAGTAATCTTCCACTCCTGGCAAACAACTCAAGACAACATGTTTGTCAGAGCAATGCTGGAAAGAGCAGAAAAAATGTATGGCATGGGTGCAAAGGAAAGGATCAGATCCTACTTAACCCAAATGAAAGAAGG